TGCCCGCACAGGAGCGTTCTTCGATCTTACTGCGACTGGCGGTGAAAACTGGATTATTGACTCTACAAACACAACAGGGAGTACTGATGTTCTCGGCATTTATGCCAACGGAGCTACCGGTTTGTATCTCCAAGATAATGGCAACGTGGGGATTGGTACGACTTCGCCTAGCACTTATGGAAAGTTTGTAACCTATTCTAGTGGTGGTTACTGCGCTATTGATGGTAATGGTTTTGTAAACTCATACCAACTATTAGATGTTACAACAGCAGGGGGAAGACTTAACGGTGGCTCAAGCCAAGGTCTTCTTGGTTCGATAGGAATTGAACAAGCAGCTACAGGCGCAAAAGGTGGCTACATAAGTTTTAGAACTTGCCCATCAGGTTCTAATTCTGATACCGAACGCGCTCGTATCACCAGCGATGGGTATTCTCGTTTTGCAGACAATGGAACGTACAGCTACGCAGGTACGGCTCATACTATTAACAATAGTGCTTCCAATGACATTGTTCGTTTCTTCAATAGTAATGCAACTCCTTACGGGATATTTGTTAAATATACCGCTGCTGACCCAAATAACACTACATCGTATGTTTTTGCAGCCGAGCAAAATACAGGCGTAAACATCTACAAAATTTGGTCGAATGGCACAGTCACAGCACGTTCAGATGCCAAGTGGAAAAAAAACATTGAAACAGCCCGTGATGGCTATGCTGAAGATTTGGCAAAGCTGCGCGTAGTCAAATACAACTGGTACAACCACGACGATGGAACGCCTAAAGAGCTTGGTTTAATTGCTCAAGAAGTCGAGCAAGTATTCCCCGGTCTTGTGATTACTGACGAGCAAACGAGGGATGAGGTAAATACCCGTGAAGTACCTGCGGTGCTTGATGAAGAGGGTAATGAAGTTGAGCCAGCAAGAACAGAGGAATACACAGAGAAAGTTGGCACAGGCGAATACAGCAAGTCAATCAAGTTCTCCGTGTTACCGATAATGCTGCTGAAAGCCATCCAAGAACAGCAAGCCATGATTGACGAGATGAAAGCAGAAATCGCAGCATTGAAAGGCAACGCATGAAATTCTAACTAGACCAAAACGAAGCGCAGTTTATCGTACAGGTAATCGGCAACCTGCCAACGCAGTCAGGAGCGCATCCTCTGTGGCAGAAGCTGGTAGCACAGTTTAACGAGCAAGTACCCAAGCCTGTTTAAGTCCTTCCTTATCTTAAACACTTCAAAAGGAGAGAATGATGAAACAATATATTCTTGATCGTGCAAAAGAACCCTCGACATGGCGTGGGATTTTGCTGTTCTTGACGGCTGTCGGGGTACCGGTGGCTCCAGAATTAGCAAATAATATAGTGACCGTCGGCCTTGGCCTAGCAGGCATTGTTGGGATGGCAACTAAGGGATGATCAATAGCCGTAAGCTAGAAGACTTACTACCACAAGTCAAAAGTCGTGTTGAGGCGTTTATCAAAGCAGCAGATGACGAAGGCATTGACTTGTTAGTGACTAGCACTTATCGAGACAATGCGAGTCAGGACGCTTTGTATGCCCAAGGCAGGACTGCGCCTGGGAGGATTGTCACTAATGCCAAAGCCGGTCAGTCTTTTCATAATTATAGGTGTGCTGTGGATGTGGTTCCTGTGCGTAACGGGAAGCCGGTCTGGGACTCCAAAGACCCCGTATGGCAAGCTGTTGGCAGGCTCGGCAAAGCAGCCGGACTAGAGTGGGCAGGAGATTGGAAAAGGTTTCGTGAATTTCCGCACTTTCAGTACACCGGGGGTCTAACCCTGGCACAATTGCAGCAAGGATCTAAGATTGTTTAATTAAGGGCAAAGTCTCTCAGCCCTTGATGAGAGACAAATTTTGGAGAAAACATGGAACTGACACTTAAACTGACAGTTGAAGAAATCAACGTTGTATTGCAAATCATTGGAGACCTTCCCACTAAAGCGGGAGTGTATCCCTTAGTGATGAAGATTAAAGCCCAAGCAGAAGAACAGCTACCAAAACCGGAAAATAAGGAAGAGTAAGAATGACTGAAGAGGGAGTGCATCTCGCAAAAAGCGACAATGCGCATATTGATAGACGTTTTGATGAGATCCTTGCGGAGCTCCGCAAGCTCAATGGTGCATTCCCTCGCAATGATGACGGCAGCGTTGACTTTGAGGGGCATAAAAGATGTCATGACGAGATGATTCAAGCCGCCAAAGCACAAACAGAATTCTGGAGAGAACTCCGCCTTGACATAGCTAAAAAAGGCGTTTGGGGATTGCTGATCATTATCTGCGGCCTGACAATCATCGGCATCACCGCTAAGCTTGGCATAACAACCCCTAGTGGTCGGTGACGCTTTATTTTGAGAGGAATGCGTAATGCCAGCAGCAATGACCTTCACAACGCTGAAGAACGATGTTCGAAGCTATCTAGAACGTGGAGGTTCTGCCTCGACAGATCCTCTGGTCTATGCGCAGATTCCAAATTTAATCACGTTAGCAGAGCGCAGGATCAGTCGCGATCTGAAGATCCAGGGTTTTCAGACGGTCGTCGTCACTACTTTGCAAAGTGGTGTAGCTGTCTTAGCAAAACCAGATCGCTGGCGTGAGACCATCAGCATGAACGTGGGGACTGGTAACCAAAATAATACCAGAAGCCAAGTGTATCCACGGGCTTATGAGTACTGCCGGATGTATTGGCCTGACCAAACAGAGGTTGGGACCCCGGAATTTTATGCTGACTACAACTATACAAACTGGCTGCTCGTGCCGACTCCTGATGAGAACTATCCCATCGAGATCTTGTATTATGAGCTGCCTGCACTACTTGATGACAACAACCAGATGAACTGGCTCACCGAATACGCCCCGAACTTGCTGTTGTATGCAACTCTTCTTGAGGCGACCCCATTCTTGAAGAATGATGAGCGGATTCCGATCTGGCAAAACATGTATGCCATGGCAGCACAAGCTTTGAATGGTGAAGACCTGAAGAAGATCTTAGACCGTGGCGCCATAAGAAACGAGGCCTGATATGACTGTCTACACCAACATCTTTGGCGGATCTAATATCAGTCCGTCGACTGTAAGTTATTCGGCCGTAACGTTAAATGCAAATACGTCATTTGATTGGCCACTAGAGACGGCCCCATCGTCTAACTTGATGGCCATCATCATGGACGTTACGGCGACGACTCCTAATCTGATCATGACGCTTCCAGATGCCACTGAGGCATCAAATGGCCAAACGGTCTTGATCAATAACGTGGGTTCAGAAACCTTTATAGTCCAGGACTATCAGGGAAACCAAGTCATCGCCCCGGTTAGCGGATCGGTTTGGCAAATCTACCTGACCGATAACACCACAACTGGTGGTACTTGGGAGGCGTTTTTATATGGCGCCCAAGTGTCTACGGCAAATGCGGCGACCTTAGCAGGAACCGGTCTTGTGGCAATAGGCTCATTGCTGTCTCTTGCCATGCCAGTCACCTCATTTAGTTCCACGTATACCGCAGGGGTTGCTGACAGAGCAAAGACCTTTATTTGGGTTGGGGGAGCCGGTGTCTTAAACCTGACTAATGCAGGAACCGTTGGAGACAACTGGTTTATCAATTTAAGAAATGAGGGAACTGGTGCCCTAATTGTGGATCCTGCAGGATCACAACAGATCAATGGATCATCTGGCTTGACGTTCCAGCCGGGGGATTCTGCAACCATCTTTACCGACGGTGTTGCGTTCTACACGATCGGTTACGGGCAAGCACCTGTCTTTGCATTTGACTATACGTCGATCAATATCGCGGGTTCGGGTGCCTATACATTGACAGGCTCTGAACTTAACCGGATCTCATACAACTTTACAGGTGCCTTGACAGGTAATCGCAGCGTCATTGTGCCTCCAACGGTTCAGCAATACTGGGTGGCCAACAATACTACCGGCCCTTATACCCTGACCATCAAGACGGCAGCAGCCACTGGTTCTACAGTTAACCAGGGATCTAGAACCATCATGTATTGTGATGGCACGAATGTTGTCATTGCAGATACAGGAGGGATCTCCGTTCCAATTGCCATTAGTCAAGGTGGAACAGGGGCCACGACTGCCGGCAACGCCTTAATCAATTTAGGAGGCACAGCAACAGGTATTGGTATCTTTACTGCAGCTTCTCAAGCTGCTGCCCAAGTGGCCATTGGCCTTGATCCTATCAATGGTGGAACATACTGATGGAAGCTACCCCGGTCATTCTTAAGTCATTACCGGGTATCAAGCGAGACGGTACCAAGTATGAGGGAGATTTTTATGTTGACGGACAGTGGGTCCGATTTCAACGGGGCTTGCCTCGTAAGATCGGCGGCTATACTGCCATCAACCGCTACTTGTCTGAGATCAGCCGAGGCATCAAGACCTACACGGAGAATGGGGGTACGTACTTCCATTCGGGCTCTGCAGGATTTATTGAGCGGTTTGTCATCGATTCCCAAGGGGCTACTAGCCTAATCATTAACCGTACACCGCTTACCCTGGCTGTCAATGATGCCAATAAGTGGCAGTTTGACGTGATGTATGACAGCACAGGTCTTCCGCCTGTCAATATGTTAGTTGCCCAGGTAGCTCCTAACGGTAACTGCATCTGCAACAATGTCGGCGGTCAGTTGTTCGTTGGGGGACTCACAGGTACCGCAGCTCTTCAAGAAGTGACTATCTTTCCGGCAGGGGCTAATGTTAACGGCGGCGTTTGCGTCTTGCATCCTTACTTGACCTACTTTGGATCTGACGGCTTCCTTGGATGGTCAGTTGCTGGGGAACCGACAAACTTGACAGGCATCGGTTCAGGAAATGCTCGTATTGCTGCCCAAAAGATCGTTCGTGGTCTCCCCTTACGTGGGGGTCCTGGTAATGCGCCGGCCGGCCTTTACTGGTCTGCTGATGCCGTCATTCGTTGTTCTTTTGTGGGTGGTACTTCTGTCTTCCAGTTTGACACAATTAGCAGCAATTCCAGTATCTTGAGTCCTAACTCGGTCATTGAGTATGACGGCCAGTATTTTTGGTGCGGCACAGATCGATTTTTGATGTTTAACGGCGTGGTCCGAGAGGTCCCCAACAACTTAAACATCAACTACTTCTTTGATGGTCTAAATAGGCAAGCTACTCAAAAAGTCTTCTCATTCAAGGTACCTCGCTTTGGTGAGATCTGGTGGTGTTATCCAAGAGGGGATGCTACTGAATGCACACATGCCGTCATCTTTAACATCAAGGAAAATACCTGGTATGACACAGAACTTCCTAATGGAGGCCGTTCTGCAGGCGAATTTTCACCGGTGTACGCGGCGCCTTTGCTAACGGGAGTTAGCCAGTCTAGCTTTAGACCTAATAACCGGATCACCGAAAACGACGACTTGCGGATCACTCAAGAAGGGGATCAAAGGATTATTGAGGCAGAAGAAGGTTATCTGGTCTGGCAGCACGATAGGGGCCGAGATGAAGTTGATGGCCAATTTATCACGGCAATCCCGTCCTGGTTTGAGACGGCTGACATGAGCATGCTTGTTGGTGGTAATCCACAAAACAAGTGGATCCGGGTCGAGATGATTGAACCCGACTTTGTGCAGTCAGAAAATATGACAGTTCAGTTGACCGGACGGGCAAATGCCAAGGCCAAAGAGGTCCCCGGACCTGAGCGGATCGTCTATGCCAATCCGTCAACCCCGTATGAGCAAGTTGTCTGGTTCAAAGAAGAACGTCGTGAACTGCGGTTTAAGTTTACCTCAAACACGCTGAATGGTGACTATCAGATGGGCCAGATCATTGCCCACGTAGCACCTGCAGATGGTAATGTTTTGGGGGCAGTTAATGATGAAAGTGGTTCCACGTGATTACGCAGCCCGTTATAATCGGCCTCAGGGATTGGGCAGACCAGGTGATATTGGACTTGGACAATTACAGTCCCCTTAGGAGGCTAGACGATGAAACACAATGGCAAGAGTGGGGCCTGCAGTTCTGCGTAATCTCGGGGCTGAGTCAAAAGAATCCACCTAACCCTTATGATTTCACCGACTGGCGAACATGGGCGGAGCGTTTCGTACAGGTGGTTTCATGACAGACCAAGATTTTCTCATGCTACTGAAAGAAGTAGCTAAAAAAGCAAAACCGTTTCACGACGAACTATCTCCCATCGAAGATCTTGATCAAGATCTTTCTGAGACAGGCCTTGATAGCCTAGACATGCTCATGTGCACCGTTTATCTATGTGAGGTCTTTGACATAGAAGACGAAAAAAGCCAGGAGATGCAAGTCAAGACTCCTCGCGAATGCATGGATTTTTTGAAACAGTGGGGTCGTAGACAACCTCAAAGCTTTGAAGAAGCAGTCAGGATGTTCCGATGAGAATCTTTCTGACCCTAGAGCGCACCGTGTGTACGGAAGATGCTCAACTCTTTGAAGACCATCCTTTTCCGCAAAAGCTGCACTGGTTTCCTGATACCTATTCCAGGGTCAAGACAGGCCTTGTCTGCCCGCCCCATGCAGTTGCCGAAAAGATATTGACCCCTGATTTGTTTTCATTGTTGAAACAAACCCAGCCGGGTAAGACGGCCTTCATCCTAGCCTCTGGTAACAGCAACTTTGCTGCCGAGGGTCACAAGATGAAGATCGACAACCAGATGAGCTACAACTATAAGATCCTCCCGTTGTCCCTGACCCAGATCTACGCAGGCCGGGTTGCTGCGCAGTGCGGGGAGATTGATCACACGGCAACTGACGCCACGGCTTGTACCTCTGGCCTGAAGGTCTTGATGGATGTACAGACCTTGATCAAGTTTTACGGGTTTGACCGGGTCATTGTCCTAGCTGTTGAAGATCAGGTCAACAATATGACCCTTCAGTTCTTTGGGGAAGCTAAGGCTACCCTGACAGAAAGCATGGCCAAGACCCATCAAGTCGTTCCTAGCGCCTTTGATGAGAAGAACTTCGGGTTCTATATAGGGCAAGGAGCTGCCTTAGCAGTTTTCGAGTCTGAGGAAGCCGTACGCCGTTCTGGCTTAGAGATCACGGCTGAACTGGTCTCGGCTTACACGGCTACGGAAGTCTTGACGAACACGATCGGCCAACGAGAAGACGGTCAGGGGTTTGTCAGGGCCATTAAAGGAACACTTGAATTTTGTCAAATTAACCCAGAACAAATTAAAATCGTGAAGACTCATGGAACTGGGACCAAGTCTAATAATGCGGCCGAAAAAACGGCCCTAGATTCCACCTTGAGTGGGTTTGTAGCGACATCGTATAAGCAGCGAATCGGCCATACGATGGGAGCGAGCGGACTCTTAGAGACCCTCTTGCTGTTCAAAGATTTGGAGAAGGGCATTGTGCCTGAGATCCTCAACCGAACAGAGAGGGACGATCGATACCTCTCACATCCAGTTGAGGCTCCTGACGGCATGGTGCTCAGTTTGAGTGCTGGCATGGGGAACGTCTTCAGCGCCGCACTGTTTAACGTGAGGATCTGATCATGCCTGTTGTCGATAGCAAACAAGAGATGCTGCCCGTTGGGGACGTTCTGAGGATTGCCGCAGAAAATACCCAAAGCGAGTACGCCGTAGAGTTCGTCTACGCGACCTTCGTCAAAGAAGTCCAGATGCCAGGGAGCAAGTTTTTTCGCTACGGCAACACCATCTATGTGATTCATGCTTCTGAAAAAGAACCTCGCAAGGGGATGTTCAGGGCATTGAATGCTGACACCGCCCAGAACTTCATGGCCTCCGGTTTCCAGTTTGTTATTGATGCTTACAAGGCTGGCTTTGACACCCTGGTCACTCAATTCAAAGATCAGAGTCTGATCAATATCTTCCGAAATGTTGCAAAGAACCCGCCAAACCCTGGTATGGGATACAACGTCCAGATGATGGACAACGGCGACTATCAGGTTGCTTTGCAGCTAGGAACCCCTCGTGGAGGAGCTGAACAATGACAGCCGTCGTCGAATTTGTTGGGGACGTTATTGGCGGGGCTGTTGAAGCCGTCGGTAGCGTCGTTGAGGGGGTTGTTGACGTTGTCAAGGACGTGGGTCAAGCCGTCGACAAATACGTCATTCAACCTATCTTAGATGATCCACTGACTGCCATAGCTACGATGGCAGGGGCTGCTATCTTAGGACCCATGATTGCTCCCTCACTGGGAGCTTTGGGAACGGCAGGAACCTATGTAGCAACTGGGGCAGGAGCAGCTGCCGGTAACACGGCAGCAGGCCTTGCTCAAGGTGAAGATTTTGATGAGGCTATCAAAGGCGGCGTGATGGCCGGTATCACGTCTGGTGCTGGAGCAGCAGGCTTTGATTATTTAACAGGTGGTGGCGCGTTCTCGCCCGCCGCTGCAGCGGCCACTCCTGATGAGGCCTTGTTAGCTTCTGCAGCTACCCCTGATACATACTACACTTCACCAAAGCTTTCTAGTCAGCCGGCTAATACGTTGATGCCGGAAACTTATTATCCAACACCAGGGGCTTCATCCCTTGTTGATGACCCCATTGAAAACATCATTAGAAATGCAGCGACTCCTGATGATGCATTTTTTACTAGAGATCCTAGTTTATCTAGTCCTGATATAAGTGGTGAAATAGATAATCTATTTGTTAGAGATCCTTCTTTAACAGATGAGGCAGGCGAAGCTTTTCTTAAAAACCGGCCAGGTTCAGGATCTGCTGCGACTAACCTGAATCAACCTTCTCCGCTAAAACCGGAAGTTCCTCAAAATTATTTGCTAGAAGGAGTTAATCTTCCTAGCGAAGGCTTGAAGATTCCGACAATTACAAAAGATACTCCACTCAGCTATAAGGGCGGGACAAGCAGCGCTTACGGTTTAGCACCTAACCAAGTTGACTATGACTTACTTGCCGGGATCCCTAACACATCCGTTGGTATCCAGCCTGGTGTCGGTCAGGCCGGCATGAAGGTAGGAGTCGGTGCCCTAGACGACTTTGCTTATGCTGATGGCACACCGGACGTCTGGACGGGTACAGGTGGTAAGACCTATGGTATGGGGACACCTGAGGGTACCGTGTCGGCTTCGGGATTTGCTCCAAATGTCCCACCTGTTGCGCCATCAATGACAGCAGCTACTGAGGGAGCAGGCAAGAGCCTAGGTGATAAGCTGAAGAATTTTGAGTTCAGCGATATCAATATGTCTGACATCGGTAAGGCAGCAATGAATTATGCTGTCGAGAATCCGCTGACTACCTTAGCCGCTGTAGCCCTTGCCGGTGGCGCCTTGTCAGGTGGCGATCAACCTCCGGGTGGTGGAGCCCCATCTCCAGGTGGTACGAGAGATGAAAACTTTGATCGTCCTCTAGACTACTACAATTACCTTCGTGACCAGCAAGCTTATGGCGGTGACTTGACTTCTTACGGTGAACGCCCAGGTGAGCACAGGTTCTTCTTAAACACGAGGTTTGAGCCGGTTCCTGTCCAGTCTAAGACAGGTGGCCTGATTCAATACAAGCAGCGTTATGCCGATGGTGGCATAGCTGGCCCACAAATCGGTATGCCACAGACTCCACAAAACGCTATGAGCCAAAGAGAAGCCGTAATGGCTGCCATGCAACAGCGGGCTGCCATGGCCAAGCGTCAGGGTGCCTTAGCCCAGATGCAAGGTGGCATGCCAATGGCAGCTCCCCAAGGCATGTCTGGAATGATGCCTCAACAGCCACAACCTGCTCGTCAGGGTCCGATCAATCGAAATCCTAAGACGGCCTACTACCAATACGGGACCCCTCCTGGTATGGCAGCAGGTGGTCTGAACATGGTCAGGAGCATGAATGTTGGTGGCGGTGCTGATGGTAGGTCTGATGACGTTGACGCCTTACTCAGTGACGGCGAATACGTGATCGATGCCGAGACAGTCGCCATGCTTGGTAATGGATCATCTGAGGCAGGTGCTAGCCGCCTAGATCAGATGAGATCTAGCATCCGCAAACATAAGGGAAAAAACTTGTCACAAGGCAAGATTAGTCCCGACGCAAAAAGCCCGTTGGCTTATCTGAAGGGAGCTTGATATGGGAGTCCTTGATTTCCTGTTCCAAGGAAGTCCTCCTCCATCCGTTACGACGTATGGCGAGACGACAACCGATCTTCCTGCCTGGTACAGTGACTACACACAAGGCCTGATCAGCCGCGCCAACGCGATTGCAGCAGAGCCTTATCGTGCCTACGGTGATCAAAGGATCGCTAGCTTGGATCCTGGGCAGACAGCAGCTTATAACAAGACCTTTGATCTTGAGGGGACCTACGCCCCCACAATGACTTCGGCCATCTCTTCTGCAACCCAAGGTGGCCAGGGTAGTGCCTTAAATCAAGCATTGCCGTATCTTCAGCAAGCCCAGGGCTACAACCCATATGCCGCATCAGCCCCTGTATTGGGTGAAGCCAGTAACCTATTGCGCCAGCAAGTCGGCAATACTGCAGGTCTTGCGCAGCCCTACTTTAATCAGGCTTCTGCCTTGACAGGTATCGGAACCCAAGGGACCGCGGCTCTTGCCAGCCCATACATGCAGCAAGCTAGTCTAGGTACTGCAATTTCTGGCGCTGCAGACACTGCAGGTCTTGCCAATCCATATATGCAGCAAGCTAGTCAATTAGCTAACCGTGGTGCCGAAACCGGGGTTGGTGGCATTGAGGAATACTTAAACCCGTATCAAGAACAAGTCATTGAGCGGATCGGTAAGCTAGGTCAACGAAATCTTCGTGAAAATTTGCTTCCAGAGATCCAAGATAGGGCAATAGCAGCAGGCCAATTTGGTGGCAGCCGCCAAGGCGAAGCTATGGGCCGTGCTATGCGAGACATTCAGGAATCTACCCTGGCTGCCCAATCACAGGCTTTGCAACAGGGCTATGGTCAAGCTGCGCAAAGGCAAGCAGAAGATCGGGCCCGTCAATTGCAGGCTGCTCAACAACAAGCCCAGTTTGGTCAGCAAGCTGCTCAACTGTCTTCTGCCGATTACCAGCGGCTTCTGTCAGCAGCAGGTCAGCAAGCGGCTATCGGCCAATCAATGGCAGGTTTGACTTCTGCAGATTATCAGCGTATGTTAGCTGGTGCCCAACAGCAAGCAGCAATGGGTCAGGCAGCTTCAGGTTTAGCAGGGGCAGACCTAGCAAGATACGGTCAGGCAGGCGCCCAACTAGGGGCCCTTGGCCAAGTCTATGGAAACATGGCAGGAGCCACAGCCCAGCAGCTAGCTAACCTTGGTCAGCAAGCCGGCACATTCGCAGGTCAAGACTACACCCGTCAACTGCAAGCTGCCCAACAACTTGGGACCTTGGGCCAGATGCAACAAGCCATGGGCCTACAGAACATCGGAGCCCTTGAGGCAGCAGGTCAAATGCAACAGCAGCAACAGCAGCGCAATCTTGATCAAGCCTACGCCGACTTCTTGTCTCAGCGTGACTACGACCGCAACAACATTGCGTTCCTTAATGCAGCAATTCGTGGTCTTGAGATTCCGACCAGTACGTCAACGACTTCTACAGGTCCTGGCAGCGTGTATCAACCTTCGCCGCTGTCTCAGCTGGCTCAAGGTGCTGCGACGTACTACGGCTTTAAGAACATGTTTAAGTGATGAGGGGTAGCACATGGCGCTGATGAATGAACAAGACGATGATCTCGACACCGGTGGCGTGTCTGATGGACCCAGCGCCGTTGCTGACACCGCAGGCTACATCTCTCGTTCTGCCCAAAATCCTTACACCAAGGATCTCAATGACCTGTTGAAAAAATACCTTCAGCAGACAGATCGTCAAGCAACAGAAAAAGAACGCCTTCTTGACGAGGCACGTGATCGAATCTTAAAAAGATCTTTGGGTCCTAGCGACTCTGAGGTCGCTTTTAGGATTGCTGCCGCCTTAGGTAAGCCAACTAGGACAGGCCACTTTTCTGAGGGCCTTGCTAACGTCTCAGAGGCTACCGCAGGGATCTTAGGCGAGCGCCGCAAGTCTCAACAAGAACTAGAAGACCTTGACCTGAAATATCGGATGGCTGGTTTAGATACCAAGTCTGAAGGTATGAAGACCAAGATCAGTGCCCTGTCTACCCTTGCTAGGTCAGTACCAAAGGAAAGGGTGCCTGAAGTCATGGCTATGCAAGAGATCATTGATGATCCCAATGCAACAGCTGAAGCTAAAAAGACAGCAAAAGCCCGGATTGACTATCTGACCACAAGGGGAGGAGCCCAAAAGGGTACTGAGATAGATCAGCTGATTGCTAAGATCAATGATCCAAATACGCCTCCTGAAGCCAAGCGCATGTACAAGCGTCGGTATGACAAGCTGGTTCACATACCTCCAAGCGGTGCTGAGGGTGTATCGACTAAGCCGCAATCACCGCAAGGGAAGATTGCCGCAGATGAGGGCTTTGTTCCAGGTACCACGGACTACAACAGTCGGGTAAAAGATCTAGTCCGTCAAGGTCAAGATAAGCTAAATCCTACAGAACTCAAGATGCAAGACGAGTTAAAGGATCGCGTTACTGCCGGTAAAGAAGTCATCTTGACACTTGAAAAGGCCCTGAAGCTAAATGAGGTGGCCTATGAAGGATCAACGGCAGGTGCCCGTGAAGTTGCCGGACGCCTGGTGCCTTTGGTCCGTAGCAGTGAAGCCCAGACGGCCACTGCAGAGCTGGAGAACCTGATTCTCAGCAATGCGTTGAGCCAACTGAAGGTGATCTTTGGAGCAGCCCCAACTGAAGGTGAACGCAAGATCTTGGTTGACTTACAAGGCTCAATCAACAAGCCCGCTAAGACTCGTGAGACCATCTGGAAAAATGCCCAGGCAGCAGCTACTCGTCGCCTTACTGACAACCAGAAGCGGCTGCAAGACTTGGTCAGTGGCGCCTCTGCAAGGAGAGCATCAGACACCCCTGAAGGTATGGCTGATGGCGGTCCCGTCAAGATGCAAAAGGGTGGTGAACTTAGCGCTGCAAACATTGGTCGGGCAGTAGGCCAGGGACTTGGTTTTGGCTTTGGTGACGAAGCCGTTGCCAGGGTCCGTGCCAAGATGGAAGGCCGTCCTTATGAAGATGTGCTTCGTGAGGAGCGTGAGTCTTATCAAAAGTTTGCTGAGAGATACCCAATTACTGCTATCGGTACCGAACTGGTCTCTGGTGCCGTCCCTACAGTGGCTGCCATGTTTGTGCCGGGTACCCAAGTGGCTTCTGCTGTTGGTGGAGCCCGTATGGCACAAGCTGCCCAAAAGCTAGGCCAAGTCTTGCCTAGATTCATGACAGGCCAGATGGGTAAGGCAACTGCCGTTGGGGCAGGTACTGGGGCCATCTCAGGGGCAGGTACTGCGACAGAGGGTGAACGTGGCATGGGTGCCGTGACTGGCGGTGCAACAGGTGCCGTAGCAGGCCCTGTCGTTGCTAAGGGAGTTGACCTTGGGGTCCGTGGCGCTAAGGCACTAAAGAATGTCGTGTCACCATCGACCCAGAGTGTTGAAGACCGTGCCACCATGAAAGTTTTGGAGGCCATGAGTCGTGATGAGATGACTCCGGCAGATGTGAGAGCTAAGATGATTGCCGACCAGAAGATGGGAGTCAAACCCATGTTGATGGACGTGACCCCTTCCACCAAGACACTAGGTGAAGCCGTTGTCACGTTACCAGGTAAAGGCAGGAAGACCCTGGGAACCCCACTAGAGGAACGGCTAGAACAAGGTCGTGATTTGGTTGGCGAAAGAACTAGCCGGACCCTGGCCAAGGGCCAAGACTTTACGGCAACCGAAGATTCGTTAGTAGGACGCTTGCGTGCTAATGCCAACAACATGTATGACCGCGCCTATGCCCATGGGTCGGTTGACGATACCCGACTTCTGAAAGTCTTGGAAGATGAGACCTTCAAGGATGCATTTAGAGAGGCCCAGAGAATCGCTAATAAGGAAGCAAGGGCTGCCGAACTCCGTGGCGAGGATCCAAGCAAGTACGTCTTGAATGACATCTATAACCTAGATGCCGATGGTAACATGGTCTCAGTTGGCAAGATTCCAGATGTCCGGACCCTTGACTACATCAAGCGAGGCATTGATGCCCTGATTGACAAAGGCTATCAAGGTAAGGGCATGGCAAAGGCAGAAGCCAACGCACTTAAGGATCTTCGCAAGGCGTACATCGGAGTCATTGACGAGAACGTGCCTGAGTACGCCGCTGCCCGTGCCAAGTATGCCGGTGACATGGAGGTTCTCGATGCCCTTCGTCTTGGCAAAGATGACTACCTGACACCTAAGATGCTGCCTGAGCAAGCCCGCAAGCTGGTTAGTGGGATGTCTGATGCCGAGAAAGATGCATTGAGAATTGGAGCCGCCCAGTCGATCTTGACTAAGATCATGGATGCTCCCCAGCAGATCAATGCTGCCCAGCGTGTCATTGGTGCCCCTGCTACTCGTAAGCGTCTTGAGGCCTTGTTTGACAACCCAGCCGAATACAAGGTATTTGAGGCAGCTCTCCAGCGTGAAGCCGAACTGTTTAGGAACGCCCAAGAGGTCATTCGAAATAGTAGGACGGCTAACAAGAAGGAAGCCATTGAAGACTTGAAGAGATCTGCTAATGTCCTAGACGTGGCAGGAGAAGCCGTCAATGTAGCCACAGGATCCCCTGGTACCGTGGTGGGTCGTGTTCTTAAGTATCTGCAGGCGAGGTCGACATTAGATGAGCAGACAGCAGGTGAAGTAGCAACGATGCTGAAGTCGAGCAACTTGCCTGAAGTTGATAGTGTCTTGAGCCGTCTTGAGAAGAGTGCTGGCGAATTTACAAAGCAGCAAGAGAGAGCAGCTAACCGCATGAAGGCCATCTCAGGGGCTGTAGGAACAGCGTACCCTGAAGGCACCCCTGTCAAGCCTGCAACCGTTCCTGAACCCGCTACCGAGGAAGACGATGAAGCCACAATTCAACGAATTCTCCGGGAGAATCAGTGATGGATGATCTCAAGCGCAAATATGAGGATGGCGGTAAGGCCGAGAAGATCAAGAACCTGACGGCTTCCTTAAAGGAAGAAAAGAAAAAAGCATCTTCTGCCTTAGACCAGGCCATTGCTGGCTTCAGAAGCCAGTGGGCCGGCATCAATGAGAAGGGTGAAGTTGGGGTTGGCAAAGGAACCCCTGGCATCTACTACAACACGGCTGCCATCCCATCGCTGCTTGGTTTGGTAGATGAAAAGTACGCCCCCGAATTCTCTGTTGAGGCTGATAAGCAAGCAGGGCGAATCAAGGAGGGCGTGCGTAAGCAGATGGGAATTGACGAGCCTAGAGGGGCTCTTCAACACTTTGCTTATGCCGGTGGCGAGATGTTAGGCCAGATACCTGTGCCAGGAGCCTTATTAAACAAGGCCCTTGGTACCGTCAAGAAGGCAGGCGTAGCAGGTAAGGTAGCAGCGGCTCCTGTGGAATACCTGTCTCCTATTGTGGATCCTAAGGCCATCAATTACGGGATTGGAACCGGTTTTGGTGGGACCATCGGCGTCATTGGCGAAGCCCTTGAGGACCCAGTAAAGAAAGAACTGGGTGGCCTGATTCAGAAGTATGAAAAGGGTGGCAAGGTCGGCCGATTCTTTTCAGCCATTGACAAGGCCATCGAGACCCTGAAACAAAAGAAGGGTACCGGCGAACAGATCCTTAAGCAACTTGAGACGACTCCCGGTGTCAAGAAAGAAGAACTTGAGACCCGTGGTATCCGTCAAAAGCTGCAGACTGCACCTAAGATCACTCAGGAAGAGCTACGGCAAGCTGCTCAGCGTAACAAGGCCCCCATTCCCCAACGGACCATCTTGGGAGCCGGGGTTCCTGAGGACTATGAGTTTAAGCTGACCGATAAAAATAAAAACATCTTGCAGAAATATGAAATTGAACCCATTGTCAATCCTGAAGACAGGACGAACATGGGGTTTTTTGATGAAAGAACGGGTGACGTCATTGATCCTGAGACCATCTTAAGGATGGGACCAGAAGATATTGATGTTAGGTCTCCTCAAGATTATCAAGACTTGATGGTAGCTTTTAGGGCTGCCAACAAACGTTTCCAAATAGATCTTGATAAGTACGAGACCAAGTACAAACAATGGAGCCAACCAGGTGGTGAGAACTACAGGGAAGTCATGGTTCACTTGCCTGAATCTGCATCTGCAGGCCTTAGCACAAAGCGAAACCGTTTAGCAGAGTTATTAGGCGGCAAGAACGTGTATGAGCTAGATCCTGAGTCTAGATTCGAGGCCATGACCTTAATGGATGACTTGATGGTTCCTGCAGAAGAATTTGTAGCCGGACATTACGACACGCCTAATATCTTGACGCACTTCAGGATCAGTGACCGTGTTGGCCCTAATGACGAGAAAGTCTTATATGTCGACGAGATCCAATCTGACTGGCATCAAAAGGCCCGGGATGCTCGTAAAAAGTATATTCAGACCGTCATCAATAAAGAGCGGGATGCTATACATCAGAAGACAATAGAACAACTTAGAGCTTCTGGAAAACTTGATGTTACTCCTGAAAATGAACGTGAACTTATAAAAATCAAAAATCGTTTGACAAGGGAACGTATGGCAGAACTTGAAAAAGAACTGCCTAAAGACTTTGGTTATCGTAAACCTGGAGATGAAAAAATTCTATCGGGTCTTAAAGAAGAGTTAAGTCGTATTCGTAGAGATGGATTGACCATAGACGAGATTGCGGAACACTACAAGCCCGGATCGGTAGTCAAGAGTGACATGGGATATGAAAAAGTCTTGTCATTTAACACCGGAGAAAACTCGCCTGCATATCAACGGGAATACGACAGGGCTTTAGAGAGGGCCTTGAGCATCGGCAATGTTGACGAAGAAACGGCTAAGCAGTACGCTAGGAACAAGGCCCTTGAAGCTTCAAAGTACGATTGGTCCGTCAACGTGATTTCTTTTGATCCTGTAGCTGGAAAGCCTATTCGTGGGGCTATGGAAAGGCAGCACTCTACGTCTCCTCATCGTGAAATTATGTTTGATTTAGCTGCAAAAATAGACTCTTTTGATATTAAGAAACCAGATGCCCCTTTCAAAGATACCTGGCATGAGCTGGCCGTTAAGGAGATCTTTGACATAGCTGCCAAAGAAGGCTATGACAAGGTTGCCTTTAGCCCAGGCATTGAACAAATCAAGCGGTACAGCAATGAGATGCGTAAGGCCATTGATGAGATCAAGGTCAATCCTTATAACGACGGAAGAATAATCGTCTCTGCCTTAAAAGATGGTAACACCGTATTTATGGGAGAAGCTGCTGAAGGCATCTTTACTACGGGTCCTGCCAAAGGCAAGACAGTATCGGAAGTCTTTGGGTCAAACATCGCAAAGCAAATTGAAGAACCTTCTGAAAATATTTCTAGTGCCCAAGCTATACCCATGCCTGGGATGTCAGCTGACGAGCTTTTGGCCACTCACGGTGATCAGATGACAAGAGAGCAACGTTCTTGGTTAAACCAGTTTATTAAAGACTGGGAAAAAAATGTAAATTCGGATGACGTTGAAAAAATAGACGAATTGACAAATTCCTATAATCAATGGCTTAGTACCCAAACGTTAGGGCCTGAAACCCCTTCTGGTCAGATGAGAACCATCACTGGCGAAGACTTAGCCGTTGGTGGTGAAGGCATGAAGTCGTTCTATGACAAGCGGGTTCCCGACTTCGTGAGAAGCTACGCCGGTAAGGAGTTTGACGCTAAGACCGGGTATGAAGACATCGTCATGACCGGAGGAAGACAAGGGGCTCCAACCTGGCAAGAGATAGAGGACATGATCGATACCCTAAGTCTTGACGACGAAGATGTCAGTCGGACAATAGGCTACCACATGAATGAGGAAGTTGAGAACGTCTTGTCAAGGAGAGGCATCACTGATGCCGATCCAAACTATGACAGCATGTACAACGATACGTACAACAATTTGCCTTTTTCTACGGTAGACCGCATCAATGAAATAGGTCTACGAGAAGCTGCCGAAGGACGTTTGAAGAAACAAGAAGGCAAGACACTGCGCGCCTTCACGGTTGACGTGACCCCAAAGATGAGAGAGCGGATCCAGGCAGAAGGCCAACGGCTCTTTGCCGCGGCCCCTGTCGTAGGACTGGGAGTTGCACAAACGGAACAACCGGCCTTTGACCCAGAAGGATCTGACTACGACTACGAGACCGCAAAGTCTGCTGGCATGGCCCCTGAGGAGTCTGGTGAGAACCAAGGCCATTGGGGATCCGTAACCCAGACAAGGCCAGAAGACCGCCAGAAGTACGGCTTGCCAGAGGACAGCTACATGCTGTTAAAAGGTCGGCAACATGAGACCTGGAACCTGGCAGAAGAGGCCGAAAAAGAACGCGGTGCGGAGATCATCAAGCGAGGAAATAGGTACTTCTCTGTGCCTAAGGGATCCATTGCCCCTGAACCATCCCAGGAACCCCTAGGAGGTCCCCAGGGCTTTCAGGATGGTGGGAAAGTAGGGATGGTTAGGAAAGCTGCTGAAAAGTTCTCTGAGGCCCTCAGGGGAGCCCAAGAGCAAAAAATGCTGCAGGGCGTCTACCGGGGTTACGCCGGAGACTACGACACAGCCAAGGCGTCTGAGGCGTCTGGTCTGATTTATGCCAGCCCGCAAAGAAGGGCTGCCGAAGTCTACGCTAACCGTCGTGCCCAGCAAATGCAATCCGACCCTCACATCGAGATGTTGATGGTCGATCCGTTTGGCCGTGGAAAGTATGGCCACTCTGTCATGACCAAGGCCAGTGAGGAACCAATCATCACTCAGGCCAGGGAATTGCGGCCAGAAGATGTTAAGTCGGTAACAAAGCTTAAGAAGCGCGGGGGATTGGCTCAAAATTAGCCAAAATCCCTATAAGAGATTTCTAGAGCCAAAACAGAGTGTATTAAGACAGCCTTTTTTGAGCACGCGCAGTCTAGAGACGAGCGAACGATAGAAGAAAAGTTAATTGCACACACTGATCCAACCAGTTATGGCTCTAGAATTACTCTATAGCTTTTTTGGAGATATCTGATATGAAAAAGGCAATAAAATGACCCCAGATTGCCATAAAAATGTCATAATGAAAATTATCTAGTAAAAGTCCCAGCTAAAAATTTTTAGTAATAAGTCGCGCGGTACGTGATTTTGGCCTATAATTGGCCCACGCACGACTGGTGCGGTTCAGAAAGGAGAAAGTTATGTCGCACAATGTTGAGACAATGGCGTACGCCAATGAAGTGCCTTGGCATGGTCTGGGTGTCCAGGTTTCTGATAACTTGACGCCTGCCGAGATGTTAGGGGCAGCTGGCCTGGATTGGAAAGTCGACCGAAAGGCTTTGTGGATTGATGGCCATGAGAATCCAGTAGGCAGTCACTTCGCTCTGGTCCGGGATTTGGACGACAAGGTCCTTGGTATCTGCGGCCAAGACTATCAGCCTACGCAAAACGCGGAAGTCTTTGACTTCTTTGACAAGTTCTGCAAGGCCGGTGACATGAAGATGGAGACTGCTGGCTCACTTTCAGGTGGCAAGCGTGTCTGGGGTCTGGCCAAGATCAACGGCGGCTTTATGCTGGGCGGCAAGGACGAAGTCGAAGGTTACATCTTGCTAGACAACCCGCACATCTGGGGCCGTAGTCTGCAGATCTTGTTCACGCCAATCCGAGTAGTCTGCAACAATACCCTGACCGCAGCCCTTCGGAATAACACGAACCAAGAGAACACCTTCAGAATGTCGCATGATCGCGCCTTTGACGACGAGATCAAGCAGCAAGCTGCAGAAAAAGTGGGTCTTGCTATGAAGGCCCTTGACGTCTTCAAGGACAAGGCAGAATTCTTGGCCAAAAAGCGCGCCAAGGATCAGCAAGTCTTGGAGTTCTTCAGCAAACTAGTCAATCCTGACCTGTACAAGGCAGCTCAAGACTTGAGCGAAGACGGTACCGTCAGCCGTGCAGATCTTGGCCGTACGGTCAATCGCCTGTTTGACTTAGTTGCCACCCAACCTGGTGCCGACCTCAAGACATCCCAAGGTACTTGGTGGGGTGCCTTCAATGCCGTGACGTACTACTACGATCACGTCGCAGGTACAGATCAAGACAAGCGGCTCACGTCTGCTTGGTTTGGTTCTGCTGCCACTCGCAAGCGTCAAGCCCTCGACCTAGCTGTCGAGTTCGCCGAAGCTGCGTAATTCTGGAGGGGCCCCTCCGGGGGCTTCTTCATTCCCTTTGTAGACAGGAGAAGACTATGGCAAATGCCAGAGGTAAACATATTGACAACACTCACCTGAGTATTGATCAAGCCGAAGAACGCGGCTTCATCCACCGAGACTACATTGCCCACTGCCTTCGGTGGACCCACGTAGCTAAGTGGATGGGAAAACCAGATAACCGCCGAGACTGCAAGCTACTTGACATCGGTTGCGGCAAGGACGTACCACTGGCCAAGATGCTGATGACTAGCCGCATGGCATCTGATGGGTTAGTCTATATCGGCATCGACTACAACAAGCTAGAGATGCCTAAGGCCTTTGAGAACACGAAGTTCAAGCCTACCTTAATTGGCAATGTTGCCTTTCCCGATGTCGAACTGCCCATTGAGAAGTTTGACGTCATCACGTGCTTTGAGGTGTTAGAACACGTCGAGCCGCTGCACGCCTACAAGATGATCGAGGGGATCCGTGACCGCTTGGCTGAAGATGGCATGGCCTTTATCAGCACTCCGGTCTATGACCCCAAGGTAGGGGCTGCAGACAACCACGTCAATGAGATGACTTACCAGGTCATGCAAGTCTTGCTGCACAAGGCAGGTCTTGAAGTTGACGCCCACTATGGCACTTTTGCCAGCATCAAAGATTACAAGGAGATGATTGAAAGAGATGATTTGGACGCAGTGTTCAATCGCCTACGTGATTACTACGACAGCAATTACTTGGCGACTATCTTTGCCCCCCTCTATCCACACCGCGCTCGCAACGTGCTGTGGCGAGTCAAGTTGCCCAGGACAAACCAGATGTTCGAGGCTCAAAGACTTAGTGACTGCAGCCAGCCACTTTCCAGCAGTGACCAGTGGCAGCCCTTGTTCGACTACCTCGGAGAAGCCTGATGAGAAACGACCTGTTCAACATGGTGGCCGAGTTTCATCAAAAGTTCGAACTGGCTCCTACCGAAAAGCCTAGTTTTCCGGTTGATGAGATCTGGCAACTCAAGAATCGGCACATGCAAGAAGAGCTAGACGAGATCAGGGCATCAGCCATCAACGGGGACCTAGAGGAATACTTTGACGGCTTGATCGATCTAGTCTACGTGGCTTTGGGAGCTGCCTATCTTTCTGGCTTGCCGTTTGACGAAGGCTTTCGCAGGGTACATGAAGCCAACATGAAAAAAGTTCGCGCTTTATCTGCCATGGATAGCAAACGCGGATCGACCTATGATATAGTGAAGCCTCCAGGTTGGACTGCTCCTGAGCTTGCAGACCTGGTCAGAAAGGAGAAAGCATGAAAGGTTTGATCGTCATTGATGGCTGTGATGGGACTGGCAAGACGACTCTTGCTGAAGCCATCTGCAACCGTTTTGATGGCATCTACATGCACAACACGTATCGCTGGCCTAAGAAGATGCCCTTGTACCACACGGCATCACTTCACCGGGCACTTAAGCTATCTCGTGAAAGGCTTGTAGTCGTCGATCGTTTGTGGATGAGTGAGGCTATCTACGCCGACGTGTACCGTGGCGGTAGCCCTTGGCCTCACATGGGACGGACCATGGACCGTATCATTCGCCGTTTTTGTGGTTTGTACATCATCACGCAATCGCCAGAAGGTCATGACGAGAAGTTTGAGGAATTAAAAAAGAGTCGCAATGAGATGTATGACAACGTCAAGCAGGTCAGGCAAAAATTTGATCAGCTGTTTCAAGGTGGCTACGAGGGCCACGATCGTGACTATGCCCAGCAACTCTCTGTTCATGGCATGAAGTACAGAAACGACGTCTTGGCTTATCGCTATGACGTAGAAGGTCGTGACATGAATTTGTTTTGCGACATGGCAGCTTCTGTCCTTGCCCAGCGCCAGATGCGTCAACTGCCAGAAGCCTTGTCAATGAAGCATGAAAACTTTGCAGGCTATCTTGCTGAGGCCAAGATCATCTTTGTCGGTGACCAGACGAACAGCAAGCTTCGTGCTATCAATTGGCCTTGGTATGACTTCGGCAACAGTAGCGAGTTCTTTGCGTCTTGTTTACATGAGATGCTGTTTGATGAACAACAAGCCATCTATGTCAATGCCAATAGTCCTTCTGGTGGGTTGTACATCAATGATTCATTACGTGCTCAACCGTTCTTAAAGGTCATTGCTTTAGGTGAAGCTGCTTGCAAGACATTGACTCATTATTGCCTTGTGAAGCACCAGACGATCATGCATCCGTCGTATGCAAAGAGGTTTAACAAGCGAGATGAGTTTCAATCCCAACTCAAAGGAGCCGTCAATGCAGCGCTCAAACTCAACTAACCTAGCATGGATCAGCTTGCTCGACATGGTCATGAATGTCGGCGTGGAGTCAAGCCCAAGGGGTAAGAAGACAAAGGAACTGCTTGGCATCAAATCTTTGATTGACATGACTCAGCCTGTCATCACCATCAAGGAACGAAAGTTAGGCTATAGGTTCATGGCAGCAGAGGCAGCTTGGATCATGTCAGGAGATAACCGTGTCAATACGATCTCGCCTTACAGCAAGGCCATCAGCAACTTCAGTGATGACGGCATCTTATTCTTTGGGGCTTATGGACCCCCGATACGTGATCAACTGGGCCATGTGGTCAAGGCGTTATGCGACGATAGAGACTCACGTCAAGCAGTCATCACTATCTGGCGCCCTAACCCACGCCAATCAAAAGATATACCTTGCACAATAAGCTGCCAGTTCATGATTCGCAATGACTTGCTGTATTGCTTCATGAACATGAGATCTTCTGATGCCTGGTTAGGTGTTCCGTACGACTGGTTTAATTTCAGCATGTTGTCCTACGGCGTGTGCCTGTTGCTAAGAGACAAGGGCATCAATGTGAGGCCCGGACTCTTACATTTTTATGCAGCCAGCCAACACTTGTACGAGCAAAATTTTGAGCAAGCCTATCACTGTACTGAAGGCGAGATCTTAGGAAACGTCAAGCCAGTGGACCTTGATCAGTTTGTGGGCTATGACGATCTTGTGTTGCATCTATGGGCAGTGGCAAACGACAAGCAGGTAACAGGCTTCTTAGAGGAGCTGCAAACATGGAAAGGATGAGCAAAGATGAATATTTTACGAAAATGGGTCAACTCGTCAGTCGACGGGCTACGTGCGCGAGGCGGTCTGTTGGCTGCGTACTTGTATCTAGTCGTGGGCATGTGCTCGCTACTGGCTATAACGGCACTCCTAGCGGCAGTGATCATTGCATCGATTCTCCTTGCCCCGGCGCATCTTATCCGTCAGGCACTGGACTCGAGAGATGCGAAGCGGTACATGCAGAACAGAATGCCTTACTCCAATGTCGAAACGTCTTCGAAATCGAAACCGCCTATGTAACTGCCATGCCTTGCATGACGTGCATAAAACTCTTACTTAACACTAGCTGCAAGCGGATCATCTACATTGAAGACTATCCGCATGCTGAAGCTAAAGATCTTTGGATACGAAATGGACGAGAACTCCTACAAGCCCCCGCAACATTTTCCAGATCTTAGTCGGGCCAAGAGGATCGCCGTCGATTGCGAGACTAGGGATCCCAACCTGATGACAAAGGGTCCTGGCGGTGTTCGCAAAGACGGTTACATCGTTGGCGTTTCCGTGGCCACTGACGATGGCTTTGCTGAGTATTACCCGGTGCGCCATGAGGCCGGCGGTAACTTGAATCCTGAGAATGTCTTTGCATGGCTAAAAGACCAGATGAAGACCGACATCCCAAAACTAGGGGCCAACATGCCATACGACATGGAATGGCTGCTGACAGAAGGAGTCGTCTTAAATGGGCCTAAGTACGACATTCAGGTTGCTGAGCCGTTGCTTGATGAAGATCGTGTGACCTATAAGTTAGACGCCTTAGCCGAGTCGTATCTTGGTGAACACAAAGACGAGAGTCAGATGATCGAGGCTGGTGTCCGTCGTGGCATCAAGCCATCAGACATCAAGGGAAGTCTTTGGCGACTGCATGCCGGCGAAGTTGCAACTTACGGCCGTAAGGATGCAGATCTGCCGATCCGGATCTTCGCCCAGCAAGAGGTCTTGCTTCACGACGAGAAGCTATGGGACCTGTTCATGCTAGAAAGCGAGATCATCGATGTCTTAGTTGCCATGCGCCAGAAGGGCGTGAGGGTCGATGTCGACCTTGCCCACAGGATCAAGGCTCAACTACTTGACGAGCAAGAGCAGCTGATGGATAAGCTGAAGAAGGTTGCAGACAGGACCATAGACATCTGGTCTGGTGATGATATACAAGCAGCCTGTGATGCTTTGAAGCTGGATTACCCAAAGACTGAAAAGGGGAATGCAAGTTTTGCGGCTGAGTTTCTTGAAAGTGCTGATCATGAATTTTTCTCCTTAATTTCGAAGGCCAGGAAGCTTGACCGGGCCGGTGGAGTATTTATCGACAGCAAGATCATTCAGATGGAAAGTGGTGGGCGGATTTACCCGGAATGGCGGCAAGTCCGTGGGGACCGTGGGGGTACTAAGTCAGGCCGTTTTGCGTCAGCAAACCCAAACATGCAGCAAGTCCCTGCTAGAGACCCGGTCTTGGCTCCAATGATTCGGTCAATCTTCATCCCTGAAGATGGCCATCAGTGGGGTGTCTTTGACTACTCGCAGCAAGAACCTCGGGTCACGGTGCACTACGCGTATCTACGAGGGTTTCCTGGGGCAGATACTGCAAGAAGCAGGTATATCGACAACCCAGATACCGACTACCATCAGTTGGTAGCTGACATGGCAGGTATCAGTCGTAAGAACGCTAAGACGTTAAATCTTGGCCTTGCCTACGGTATGGGGGCAGCTAAGGCAGCAAGCCAACTTGGACTGGCACCTGCCGAAGCAAAGAAGGTCTACGAGCAGTACCATGAGAACGTGCCCTTCATCAAGGCGTTAGGTGAGGAGTGTATGCGAATTGCTACAAACCGCGGCTACGTCAAGACGTTATTGGGGAGGCGGAGGAGGTTCCAGTTATTTGGACCCCCTAAGTACAGTGCCGGTTTGATACCGCTAAAGAAAGATCAGGCTGAAGATAAGTATGGCTTGCCATTGAAGCGGTACTTTGTTCATAAGGCCATGAATGCCGTGATCCAAGGGTCATCAGCAGACATGATCAAGCGGGCCATGGTGAACTTATATAAAAAGGGAGAAGTTCCTCATCTGACCATCCATGATGAATTGGATTTCAGCATTAGGGACCTTGATCATGCAAGGATGATACGGCAGGAGATGTTGACATGCGTGGACTTAGAAGTGCCATTGAAAGTAGACTGCGAACTTGGAGCCAACTGGGGGACAGCCGTCGAGGTGCAACTATGAAAGAGAGTCAGTTTTGGGCGCTCGTCAAGGACAAGCTGCTTGGAGATGTCGAACGTGTTGAGAACGCCTTGACACGAGGAACCCCTGATGTCAACGGCTGCTTTGAGTCTAATGAGTACTGGCTTGAGCTGAAGGTGCTTGATGACAAGGGCCGTTGTGAATTGAGGCCTGAACAAACCTTGTGGCATCGGAGGCGCCAAGAAAACGGTGGCCGTGTCTTTGTGTTGGCAAGGAACGACAACGTGTTGAAGCTGTATCAGGTCCAACGTAACATGGAGATGTTTGAGATCTGGCAATGCACGAAGCCTTTTGAGTGGAACAGCATGAACCAACTGATCTTTACAGTGCCACCGTTTTGTACAGAGTTGCAAGTTATTTATCGTGGGGAGGTGCAATGACTGTCTATGTCGTTCAGGAAAGTCCTAAGTTCAACATCTTGCCTGCTGCTGAGTACGGTGACTTGAGGACTCTATTACCGCCTGGCCAGGTAACCCTGTCCACGGCTCCAACAATTCGGGCGTTGCGTGACAAGCTACGCTCATTTTCGGACAGCGATTTTCTGTTAGCTATTGGAGATCCAATAGCCATCGGATTGTCCGTAGCGGTTGCTGCCAATTTTAACGGCGGCAAGATCAAGATGCTTAAGTGGGATCGCCAAGAGCATCGTTACTACGCCATTGAGGCGGATTTGAATGGAGTCAGAGCAAATGCTTGAAGACATGTTGGCCGACAGTCAATCAACGCTAAGCAATGACGGTCTTAAAAAGATCAGTCGTTTAGCCGAAGCCTTGATTGAGAAGGAAGAGGAGATTAAGGAAGCGGAAACGCGACTGAAGATCTTAAAGGAGCAACTTAGAGACATTGCAGAAAAGCAACTGCCAGATGCAATGGCCGAAGTTGGAATGGCTAAGTTTACGTTGACCGATGGCAGTGAAATTACGGTCAAGCCGTATTACTCAGCTAAGATAGGTGATGACAAGCGAGAAGAGTGCTTTGGGTGGTTGGAAGACCACGGTCATGTAGCGCTGATAAAAGACGAGGTGTCGATCACATTTAACCGCGGTGAACACCAGAAAGCCGAACAGTTTAAGGCCAAGCTAGAACAGCAGGGCATTGATTATTCTGGCAAGATGGGAGTGCATCCGCAGACTTTGACAGCATTTGTCAGGGAGCAAGTGGAGAGTGGTGCCGAATTTCCACTAGAGCTTTTCAACGTGTACATCGGCCAAATCGCTAAAGTTAAAAGGAGCAAAGCATGAGCAAGAAAAATGAGGTGGCTGTGAAACAGTCTGACCTGCCAGTAGTTGCCTTCGCAGACGACATGATGGCTGACGCAGGTATGGGCTTTGAAAACGTCACGGCAAATGACGTCGCCATTCCGTACCTGAAGATCCTTCAGGCGCTGTCCCCTGAACTCCGTGGCACCACTAAGGTACCGGGCGCTGAGGAAGGCCTGATTATCAACACCGTGACGCAGCAGCTGATGAAGGAGTTCCGTGTCATTCCTTGTGCCTTCAAGAAGAGCTACGTTGAGTGGACTCCTCGGGAAGCCGGTGGCGGCCTCGTCAAGGAACACATGGACGAGAAGATCCTTGAGAAGACTAAGAAGAACGAACGCAATCAAGACGTTCTTTCTAACGGCAACCTGATCGTCACGACGTCGTATCACTACGTGCTTGTCTTGACCGAAGGCGGTTATGAGCGGGCTGTCATGGCCATGAGCTCAACCCAACTGAAGAAGAGCCGTCGCTGGTTGGGCCAGATGATGAGTCTGCAAGTCAAGATTGGCGACAAGTCGTTTACGCCTCCGCCGTTTAGCCATAGCTACCATGTGGGCACAGGCATGGAGACAAAGGACACAAACAGCTGGTTTGGCTGGATCATTAACGATCCGACGATGATCAACGACAAGGGTCTGTACGAGACGGCTAAGAAGTTTGGCCAAGATGTCTCCGCTGGTCTAGTCAAGGTCTCGGAGCCACCGGTTGATGGTGTTGCATCAGACTCTGCTGAAGTACCCTACTAGGAAACAGTATGGACATCAGGCAATTGTTTCCTACATTAGGAGCTGGCGCTTCTACTTCAGACGGCAAGAGTCCCAGTGCCACTAAAAAAGGCCCTGGGAGGAAGGCTGCTCATGGACACAAGAAGATCAAACGCAAGGGTCCTAAGCGGTACGTGAAGAAGGTTGCCACAAAGGTAGGTCAGTCTCAGACTGATAACGTCACAAATAAACCTTTGAAGGCAGCCACAAGAGGCAGTTGACGACCTCCGGGGGTTCCGGCCCCCGGTTTTCTACTACAAGAAAGAAAGCTATGCTTGCACAACGATTCATGGCCTTGTTTGCTGGGCACTCTGGAGCCTATGGTACTTATGACATTGATGGCAAGAATACCGGTCTAAAGGTTCAGGGAACAGCCGTCACCAAACGTGCCCCTGTCACCGAGGAACTGTGGGAATCTCATCTCTCAGGAGCCAAGGGAATCGGTATTGTGCCCATCAGGGAGGACAACACATGCCTCTTTGGTGCGATTGACATTGACGAATACAAGAACTACGACTTGAAAGAAGCCGTTGAAGCCTGTAAGAAAGCCAAGGCTCCGGTAGTCGTCTGCCGCAGCAAGTCGGGCGGTGCCCACATCTATATGTTCTTCTCAGAACCCGTGCCAGCTGCCGACGTCAAGCGTAAGCTAGCCGAGTTGGCATCGGTCTTGGGGCATGCAACCAGTGAGATCTTCCCGAAGCAAGACACCGTCTTGACAGAACGAGGAGATGTTGGTAACTGGATCAACATGCCGTACTTTGAAGGCACGTCCACAAGCCGGTATGGCGTTGCCGAGTCAGGGGCTCCAATGACTCCCGAGCAGTTTTTAGATTTTGCAGAACCCTTGAAGATGACAAGGGCTCAGTTCATTAAGCTGAAGTTTAATGAATCAAAGACTAGACGTAAGCAATTTAAGGATGCTCCCCCATGCCTTGAGAAGCTGTCGCAGACCGGCTTTCCAGAAGGTACCCGCAACAACGGCTTGTTCAATCTATGTGTCCTTGCAAAGAAGATGCGGCCAGACGATTGGCAGCCCTTGGTCATGCAGATGAACATCGACGTCATGGATCCGCCGCTGCCAGAGTCTGAGGTGATGGGGGTCATGAACTCTATGCAGACCAGTGACTATCAGTACACGTGCAGTAGGCCTCCAATCCGCCAGCACTGCAACGCTGGTATGTGCCGCATGAGAAAGTACGGGGTCGGTATCCAGCAAGGGGCTCCAAGGCTTTCAAGTCTTAGCAAGTACAACACGGATCCTCCCATCTGGTTTCTTGACATGGACAATGGCATGCGGCTTTCCTTGTCTACCGAAGACCTGCAAAATCAATCGGGCTTCCAGAAGAGATGCATGGAGACCATGAACTACATGCCACAGAAGATGAACCTGACACAGTGGAGTCAGATGATTCAGGCCTTGCTGCAAGACGTAGTCATCATCGAGGCACCTGAAGACTCGACACCGAAGGGTCAGTTCATTGAGCTGCTAGAGCGGTTCTGTACTGGTAAGGCACAAGCCAAGCATCTTGACGAGATCTTGCTAGGTAAACCATTCCATGACCAGGATGAGAACCGCCATCTGTTTAGGTTGGCAGACTTCATGAACTTCCTTGACAAGCAGAAGTTCAAGGAGTTCAAGCTGAACCAGATCAGTAGTGCCATCAGAGACTACGGTGGAGAGACGCATACATACCGCCTGAATGGTAAGCGGGCCACGGTGTGGTCAATCCCGGCATTCGCCTTCCAAGACAAGGGTCATCAGACTCCTGACTTTGGTGGGGGCAGCTTGATATGAAGCCTGAATTAATCTTAGGCCCTCCAGGTACAGGCAAGACGACAACGCTGATGAACATTGTGGAGTCCTTGTTAGAGAAGGGAGTCAAGCCAGATCAGATCGGCTTCATCAGCTTCACAAAGAAGGCAACTGCAGAGGCTCGTGACAAGGCAAGGAAACGGTTTGGCTTTTCCATCGATGACATGCCGTTCTTCAGGACAATTCATAGCCTGGCTTTTAGGCAGTTGGGACTTAGTCGGCAGCAGGTGATGCAGTCAAGCCACTATCAGGAGTTGGCAGACTTAATCGGCGTTGAGATGACAGGTAAGGTCAGCGCGGAAGATGGCACCATGACAGGCATGGCAAAGGGTGACAAGCTGAAGTTCCTCGAAGGGTTAGCTAGGATTCGTTGCATACCCCTGAAGCAACAGTGGGAGGAGGCCTCTGAGGACGACGTGGGCTGGTATGAGCTAGACCACTTTGCAAGGAGCCTGATGGAATACAAGAATGAGATGGGCTTGATCGACTACACTGACATGTTAGACCAGATGCGGACTTCTGGCTTTTGTCCGAAGCTTAAGGCGTTGCTAGTTGATGAGGCGCAAGACTTAAGCCAACTGCAGTGGAAGGTGGTAGAACGGATGATGCAGCACGCCGAGCAAGTCTACATTGCAGGTGATGATGACCAAGCCATCTTCAGGTGGGCAGGGGCTGACGTCGATCACTTCATTGGACTTGATGCCAAGGTCAGGATCCTTGACCAGTCGTACCGGATCCCGGCAGTCGTTCACCAGTTTTCTGGCGGCATCATTAGCCGGGTCAGTAAGCGGCGTGAGAAGCAATTCAATCCGGCAGCCCATCAAGGCACCATCAACTACCACAATGACATCGATCACATCGACATGGGTAGTGGTTCATGGCTCTTGCTTGCTAGGAATGTCTACATGCTAAGAGAATTGATTGACCTATGTCATCGTGAGGGCTACTCCTACGAATGCCAGGGGGTATCTCCTCGTAAGTCTGAGGCATTGTTTGCCATCAGGGCTTGGGAACGACTTCGTAAAGGCGAGACGGTCACGGCTGACATGGCCAAGATCATCTACAGTCACATGAGTAAGCGGATGATCGAACACGGTTACAAGGAACTGAAACAACTGACCGAAGACGTCGTGAGCCTTGAGACGCTAGTCCAGAAGTACGGACTGAAGACCAGGGCCATCTGGCATCAGGCCTTGGACAAGATCAGCGACGAGGAGAAGGAGTACTTCCTAGCGGCTCTTAGGCAAGGGGAATCCTTGTCTGGCGAATCTAGGATCCACATCAGCACGATCCATGGCAGTAAGGGTGGGGAAGCGGACAATGTCTTGCTATTGACCGACATCAGTCCAAAGAC